GACATATTGCTTAAAGTTTCTTGATTTCATTGGATCTCTCATACTAATCTTTCCGTTACGAATTCCTGCTCTTGGTCTACCTTGAGCGACTGGTTCTCCAAGTACTGTGAATTTAATCATGTTATGCCTCCATCTGTTCTTTACACTCTTCAAGAAAATTAATAACCTCTTGAACATGATCTCTTGTAGTCATACTCTCCATTACGTATCCTGCATCGTTATAAACATTGACCTTCTTTTCTGTGAACTCCATTCCGCACATTCCGTCTGCACCTAATAGCTTTACGTTACCTTCCATTCTTTTAACCTCGCTTTCTATTAAAAGGATTATTTTGTTGAGTTTCTTAAAGTATTAATCCCAAAACATCTTGTCTTATTAAACTCCTTCATCCACTCGTCCTTATACACCTCTTGTAGACGGCCGTATGAGTTTATAGTCATTTTCTCCCTTGCTATTGGTAAAGCGCTAAACAATCCAACTGGATTCCCCATATCTACTCCTATCATTACAGCTTGTTTTTGTTTTAATCCACATTTAGTACAAATCTGATCAGTAGTTCCATCTTTCATATCTATCCAATCATGTTTACATTTCTTTGTTTTTTCTTCCTCATTATCGTGGCCACATAAATAACAAACCCCTGCATTGTACTCTAAATTAGATGTAGCACCACATTCCTTACAACGAGTATCCATTTCCCTCTTCCTCCCTGAATAAAACTCAATATTCCGTCAATACTGAAGATACATGGTTATTTTTCCTCTGTTTTTCTTGGGTGAGCAGTTAGCTTTTGCTAGCTGCTCTTTTGATTTGCACCCCAACCGTGAATACAGTAGTTATATAACTTCCCATCAATATGATCTGTGCGCCCGTCGTATTTAGCTTTCGTCCCACAAACTTCATTAACTTCTAAGACACTGCTTCTTGCTGTAAAAATATCATCCGAGCTTGTCAGATAAATATAGAAATGGCCTAATCCAGCATTACGGACCATCGCTTTTCCTTTGCAATCTGTCTTCAATTTATTTCTTAGTGTTTCAATATACATTTATTTCACCACTTTTCTACAAAATGAAATTTTTATACTAATCTCTTCGCTATTTCATAAATGACTGGTACAGTCACTGAGTTTCCTGACTGTTTATAAAGTTGAGCATCAGAGTTCACTTCCCTCGCTTTGTCGAATGCCAAATCTGGAAATCCTTGCAGTCTCCAACACTCCTTCGGGGTAAGTCGCCTAATGCGATATCCGTCATATATGCCGTGTTTATCCTGTGTAGTTAATTTAAGCATCGGTTCTCCTGGTTCTTTCATCCTTCTTCCATTCTGTCTCTTTTCAGCTCTATCAGGTGTAAGTACAGGTTGTACAATCTTTGGTCCTTCTCCTTTGTTCGTAGTTAAAGTTGGGGCTAATCCTTCTGATCCATAAACATTTCCGTTCATTCCGTTTCCCGAGGGGTTAACATTTCCTTTTACTAATACTTTCTGCTGTTCACGTTCAACAATATACACTCCTGTTCCTCCGTTGTTATATCTCGCTCGCAAGGTATTAGCGTATACTTGTTGTCCTTGTACATCACCAATCTCTCTGTAGCTGCTGCCGATAGGAAATATTTCTCTGGTACCTCGTCCTCCAAGATATCCGATAATGAAGACGCGCTCCCTATTTTGCGGAACTCCGAAATCTTTACTGTTAAGTACTTGCCATTCCGCATCATACCCCAATTCATCAAGCGTGGAGAGGATTGTAGCGAATGTTCTCCCTTGGTCGTGCGATAATAACCCTTTGACGTTTTCAAGGAATAAATAGCGTGGTTGGATTTCTTTGGCGAATCTAGCAATTTCAAAGAACAAAGTTCCTCTAGTTTCTGCGAATCCCAATCGCTTTCCAGCAATGCTGAAGGCTTGGCAAGGGAATCCACCACAGATAACATCGACTTGTCCTCTAAGTAATCGTAGATCGTCGTTTGTAACAGTTGTAATGTCATGTGCCGTCCACTCTCCTTTAGTGTTATGAATTGCTTCGTATGATTTTCTAGCAAACTTATCAATTTCTACATATCCCAGGCACTTGTGTCCTGCCTGTTCCATGCCCATTCTAAAACCGCCTATACCTGGCAAATAAGTCTATAAAAGTAAGACTCATATCACCACCTCGCTTTCTATTAAAATAGCGTTTTTATTGCATTATGCTTTAATAACCGTCCATTCCCCTGAATCAATACGAACTTGAGCTTCTTCCATGCTAATTGCACTACCAGAACCATCCGAATAAACAACTTGAATCTTTCCTGTCATAAATCCGTCAAAATCATGATCGTATGAAATCAATGCATTACCTAAACCTTTTACTTTTACAAACTCGCATCCATCTATATCTTCAACTTGAAAGTTTTTTACTTCTTTTTCTTCTACTCGCTCAATTAGCCAATCGTAATCGAACTTTTTCATGCAAATTACATGATCTGCAATGTTGGTGATATTTGCTTTCACTTCTTTTAAACGCTTGTTCATTCTGATTCTCCCTTTCTCTCAAATAAGGATTTTGTTTAGTTTTGCTTTTCGTTCTTCCTACGCTAAAGATAAAGCACACCAAATCACAATAAATACAAGAACTAGTAAAATAATTTCTGCCATATCTTATCGCCCTCCTATCAGATAGCGATTTAGTTTAATATTCGGTTGAAGCTATAATACACGGGCTTGTAATGTTGTCATTTTTAATTACCCATTCAAATGTCTTGCGGACTACTATCGAATCTCCAAGTGGTCTTCCACATTGAAAATTGTCTTTTTCACTTTCTGGCAATTCATCTATGTCTACATACGTAACTTCTTGCAAACTAACTTCCCCAACGAACCCTTCGTTTAAATCTTCATCATCAATACCACATTCTTCTTTGTAATATTCCTTTGCTTGTTCTTCAGTTTCAGCGCAAACCCAATCACAATCATTCATTTTAAAAACCTTCATCATATCTATTCCCCTCCACTTTTATACAAAATTTAAATTTGGTCTTACTTTACGCCTGTACTCCCAAACCCGCGATTTCCTCTTTCTGAATCCGATAGCTCGTCCACTTCCTCGAAATGAGCTGTTTCCACTGGTGCTATAACACCTTGAGCAATACGTGTTCCTCTTTCAATAATATGAGCTTTCATATTCACTCCTAAGTTACGCTCTGTATTATCGACTATCACACCAACTTCTCCTTTAAAACCACTATCCACCGTTCCAAGAATCACTCTTAATTTGGTATTGCGTGAAATCCCGCTCCTTGGTCTCACCTGGAGCTCATATCCTGGTGGAATCTCAAAACTCAATCCAGTTGGTACAACCTTCGTTTCCCCTGGCCATATAATTGTGTCTTCTGCTGCAACTAGATCAAAACCGCTATCTCCGGGTTTAGCGTATTTAGGCAATTCCACATCTTTCACTCGCTTAATCTTCACTCGTAAATTCATTCCGTTACGCCCCTTTTAATGAACTTTCAATTCGTTTCTTACGTGTAAGTAGATCCTCTAAATTACCTTCTGTTTTCTTTTTCTCAAGCCCTAACATATTTAAATGCAGTTTCATGTTGCTTATATCTGAAGTAACACTTTCTAATTCTGATTCGAGTTGAATTCTCGTTTCTTTTTTCATGCCATCCCTCCTACAGTCCTAATACATCCATGATTTTGCCAATGTTTTCATCAAACCCACGGTATACTTCCCCCTCAATAACAAATGTAGGAAGCGTTTGAGATTTACGGATGCGAGTTAATTCGTCTCTGTTGATTTTGCATTCATCTACATTCAATTCCGTCAAATCTATTTCAATACCAGGAGGTAAATTATCAAACATCTCTTTAGCTCGTTTGCATTTCCCACAATCATTTCCTGTGTACATAATAATCTTAGTTGCCATTTTTATTACCTCTTTCCGCTTCTTGTTTTCTATAAAACTCTTTAATTGCTTCTTCCCAATATGTGTAGTTGCAGCTCGTCATTATTTCTTTTCTCCCTTCGCTTCTGCTAATAATTTAGTAATCTCATAAACACCGTTTTCGATTGGTTTCATTATTCTTCATCCTCCTCGTAATCTGCTAAAATATCTTCTAACCCTATCGCTGCTCCTTCTAACGTGTGCCACTGTCCGCGGTGAAAACCCGCTAATCCTAAATCGCCTTTATCAAACGCTTCATCTGCTTGCTTTCTACTCTCAACTGCTGATTCATGTAGACCTTTTATATACTCTTCAATCGCTTCTCTCATTCCTCATCACTCCCTTGTAGTAACTCTGGGGTTTCGTAGATATTTCCTACAACAAACAAATCATCAGTAAAGTCTAACGGAGCATAAATCTGTTCTTTTCGACCCGCTAAGTGTTTTTTCGTTTCATATGTGTACCATGCACCTTGAAAACTAACTACACCTAGTTGAGAAAAGCCTTCTTCGCAGTCGTAATCAATGATACCGCCACCTGAATCACGATTAGGGGTATATGAATCTTGCTCCCAAACCCGTACAATATCCCCTTCATAAATTTCTTTTCCGTTTTTATCCTTTAAACCCGTATATTGATTCACTTCGAAGTCAGGATCATCAACAAACTCGCCAATAATGTAGTCTCTAATGATGTCTCCTTCTTGAAATTGCTTGTACGCTTTGTCCCAAACTCTAAACTTAATCTCTCTCATTCTCCCCATCCCTTTCCAACAGCCCCGCCAGCTCCTCGCAACTCCCCTCAAAGAGATCGCGCCCATCCAGTAGCTTGAATATGTGTTTATCGATTAATTTGTTGATTAAAACG